TACTATAACAGTAAGAGTCCTAACTTACCAGTAGCAAAGCCCAAGGGTGCAGTTAAAGAGTACGACTATATCTATACTGGTAAGAATATTGACATCTTAGAGTTCTCGTTAGACTTTGACACAGCATATTATACCACAGTAGTTGTTAACCGTGAAAAAACAGAATCTGTTAGTGGAGCAGCAAATGCCGACGCAGGCGATGCCGGAAAAGATAATTTAAAGTCTCAGCCAACGCACAACGATAGAATTGCCAAGGCCACTACACAGCCTATTAGTGCTGATGCGTCAGCAACATCTACTAACGCTGACACAGCAAAGGATGTGCTAGTTGCAAACGCAGTAAAGAGTATTGCATCGTCGAGTCGTGGTGACATGTTGAATGTTAAGTTGAAGATTCTTGGAGACCCGCATTTTATCAAGCAAGACGACCTGTATGCTAACCCCGGGCACAGCGATTATGCCGACAATAAAACATTAATCATGCCCGGCACATTAAACATGGACCGAGTGGAAATTTTCTGTCGTATTAATTTTACTACCCCAGTTGACATGGATGGCAAAACCGGATTAGCCCGCAAAGATGCACGTTATACAAATGCAGGCTTTAGTGGATATTACAAAATTTTAACTGTTGAGAGCGAGTTTAGTAAAGGGCAATTTATCCAGACTTTAGACTGTATCAGAGTGTTTGATCAAGATACTCCATCAAAGACTGAACGTGCGCAAGCCGATGCAGAGAAGGCTAGAAAAGAATTTGCACAAAATGACCCACGACGTTTAGACAATCAGACTGACGAAGAAGACCCCTTTGAAGCGATGCGTAAAGAAAACGAAGAGCAGCCGGATGACCCAATCAATACTGAGGAACTATTTGGTACACTAGAGGATACTGCTGGAAGAGACGAAGATAGTAATAGCGAAGAAACAGATGCAAGTAATGAAGGACAGTCGATTGCAAGTGATTTAGAGGATGCGCCTGAAGTAGACGTAGACACGCAAATCGCAGAGGACAATTCAAGTCCGGAGCCACAAAATCCATTTGCCTAAGGGCCAGAAATAATATATGAGTTCAGATAAAAGATTAGTTAATAGATTACCGGAGCGTGTACGCCGCGAGGATACCCCGGGTGTTCGAATCGACTCAGGTCCGTTCATCGGCATTATTAGAAACAATAATGATCCTACTAGAGCAGGGCGTTTACAAGTATGGATTCCTGACTTAGGTGGCAAAAGCGATGACCCATCGAGCTGGCGCACAGTAAGTTCCAGGAAAACAATGTTAAGAACAACAAGTTCACAGATGTAACACACAGCTACGGTATGTGGGCAGTGGTGCCGGACATTGGTAACCAAGTTATTTGTACATTTATTGCTGGCGATCCAAACAGAGGATTCTGGTTTGCGTGTATTAACCCTAACCTAAGTCACCACATGGTGCCTGCGATGGGCACAAGTGGCTCAGTAGATAACAACTTAACTAGCGATGGATTAAAAGCCAAGTACGACCCAACCACTAGTAAATGGCCAGTGGCGGAATTTAATCAAAATACAACAGATGCAATTAAAGCAGGGTGGACGAATAATCCTAAGCCAGTCCACGAATTCCAGGCTAACGTCTTAATACAACAAGGCTTGGACCGCGACGGGATGCGTGGCGCAATTGGCTCTAGTAGTCAGCGCGAGAGTCCGAGTACTGTGTTTGGTATTAGCACTCCAGGGCGCCCACTAAACGACCCAATGGATAATCCCCAGTACCAGACTAAGTTACAAGCAGGTACATTAACAGAAGCTGACACAGCAGTTACTGGCCGTAAAGGTGGTCATACATTTGTAATGGATGACGGATCAACAACTGGCGTAGACCAATTAGTTAGATTACGTACAGCAGGCGGCCACCAGTTGTTGATGAACGACAGCGAACGGGTTATGTATCTTGCTAACAGTGATGGTAGCGTGTGGATGGAGTTCACAGGTGGCGGCCACATTAACGTGTTTAGTGCAGCAGGCATTAACATGAGAACTGATGGCGAGTTTAACTTACATGCCGGCAAAGACATTAACATGCACAGTGGTGGCTCAATTAAAATGAGCGCCGATGTATCAATTAACAGTCAAGCCAAGGACTATACAATTAAAGCAGGCACATCTGTTAGTATCCAGTCTGGTAAAATTGGAGTTCTAGCAGATGGCTCATTAAGCCTTCAGTCTGCTAACGGCGGTTGGTTGAGTGACGGAAAGATTGCACTGCAAGGAAGCAAAGTTTTACTTAACACAGAAGCGCCAGCAGCAGTTACGCCAGTTGAAGACCTTAAAACAAATAAGCAAACTGACACAGGCTGGGACGATAAGAAAGGCCTATGGATTAATCAAGCAGATGTTTTTGAAAGCATTGCTACTATTACTCCATCGCATGAGCCATGGCCACGTGGTCCCGGTAAAGGGGCATCGTCAAGAAAAGCAGTTAGCCAGTTTGCTGCCGCGCCTCAACCAAGTAAACCTACTAGTGTTTGCGCCCCTCCTGGTCAAACACTGCCACCTAACATTAACAACATTTCGCCGAGTGGCGGAAGCAATGAAGCATTAGTTGAATCAACTTTAACAGGGTACGGCATAACTGACAGAATAGAATTTGCAGCAATTATGGCACAATGTGCCCACGAGTCCGGTAACTTTAAATTCTTAAAAGAACTGGGACCCGATAGTTATTTCCAGAAGTACGAAGGACGTGCCGACCTCGGCAACAATCAGCCCGGCGATGGATTGAAATTTAAAGGGCGTGGCTTTATTCAAATTACTGGACGCGACTTATATACACAAGCAGGAGCATACCTAGGTATTGATCTTGTTAACCAACCTGAACTAGCTGAAGACCCGGTTACAGCAGCAAAGCTAGTATTGTTCTTCTTCTTTAAGTATAAAAAGAGCAGAACCGCTGGGGTGGACTGGAATGATTGTACCGCAGTCACTCGTATCGTTAACGGTGGTACAAATGGTCTACCAGATCGTGTTGCTAAGTTCTCTGCATATCAACAGAAGTACGCTAACGGAATTGTATCAACTGCTGGCGGCGGTGTACTAACTGACGGAAACGGAAATCCTGTACAAACTGGATCTGTTAAGCTAGATCCGGGTCCGGACATTGCTAAGAGCAAACAAGTTGTAAGCCCTGCACCCGGTGAGACAATGAAGAAACAGGATGCACCTAATCCGGGAGCTATTGTCTCAACGGAATCTAAGATTCCGGGACTGATTCCAACACAGATGAAAGCACTAATGATCCAAATTGGATTTGCAGAAGCAGACTCTGACTATACTGCACAAGACACTGATCTAAATAGAATTGGTCGTTACGCATTTAATGCAAATCTATTACGAGATAATGGATATATTAAAGCAGACTATGTTAAGAAATACAAAGGTGCTGCAATTTTCCAAGCCGGTGCGTGGACAGGGCTAGACGGTATCAATGATGCAGCAGGTTTTGCTAGCGCTAAGGGAACACAAGACACACTAATGGAAAAGATACTAAGTGGTTACTACACTGCTTTAGTTAGTAACAGAGGCATCCAGATCCAGGACGATGTGTGTACTGTAGCAGGTATGATGAGCGTTGCTTATTTCTTACGTGATAGCGAGCGCGGCTTCTTTAGCGGTAGCCCACCTGATCAAGCTAAGTTCTGGAGAGAGCAAGGCAATAACATTACCAACGAACAAAAAGAAACACCGGACTCTGCATATAACCAAGGTCGTTATGCAATTGACGTATTGAGTATCTCTACTGCTGGGACAGGCGCAGGCGGCGTAGTTGGATCAGTTGTACCATCTACTACTGGTATTGACCCTAACGATGTGTTTAACTTCACTACTCGCAGCGGCGATGGCGCTCACTTTGATGTTGCTACTGTTGATTTTAAAGATAGATTATTACAAGCCGCACGTGACTATAAAGCTGCAACTGGTAAGAAGATTACTATTAGTAGTACAGTGCGTACACAAGATGAACAAACTGCTATCTATAATGGCTGGATTGCCGCAGGAGGTCAACTACCAGGGAATCCAACGGTAAACGTTACTCCATACGGTAACATTAGTCGTCCGGTACAAGTTGTTGGTAATCACGGGCTGGGCATTGCAGCAGACATTAGTGTTGCTGATGCGATTGCAATGGAGCAAATGGGCTTACTAGCCAAGTACGGCTTATACCGATTTGATCCAGTTGGTGATCCACCGCATATCCAGTTAAAGCCTGAACTACGCCCTGCTAACTTAGCCACTATCCAGAGCTTACCTGGCAATACTACAGCATAAATATTACTATGGTAACTTATCGCGGATTTAGTACAATTAACCAAGTTAAGAAGTTTCGTTTAACGGACCTTAACTTGGTTAAACGCAACCTCTTAAATCATTTTATGATTCGCAAAGGGGAAAAACTTATGCAGCCAAATTTTGGTAGCATAATTTGGAACATGTTGTTTGAACCTCTAACAGAAGAAACTAAAAAAGTTATTCTTGACGATGTAACAGCAATTGTTGGGTACGATCCGCGTATCGCAGTAGATTCTGTAATCATACAGGAATTAGGCAATGGGCTACAGCTACAAATTGCACTAACCTACAAACCAGAAGATATGTCAACTACAATGACACTGGCTTTTGACAAGAACAGTCAAAAGCTAACTATGTCTTAATAGTACCACTTTTTGCACGCCATAAATACTGAATAAGGTATAGAAATGGCTATCACTACACGTCAAACTAGTTTACTTGTCCAACAGGATTGGACAAAATTGTATCAGACTTTCCGTAATGCGGACTTCCAAAGTTATGATTACGAAACCCTACGCAAGTCAATGATTGACTATTTGCGTACTTATTATCCAGAGGATTTTAACGACTTTACAGAGAGCAGTGAATACATTGCTTTAATCGATCTGATTGCATTTTTGGGACAGTCCCTTGCTTTCCGTACCGACTTAAATGCTCGCGAAAACTTCCTAGACACTGCGGAGCGTAGAGATAGCGTATTAAAATTAGCCAAGCTAATTAGCTATAACCCTAAGCGAAACATCCCGTCCACTGGTTATTTAAAAATTAACAGTGTAAGCACAACTGAAACTATCACTGATAGTAACGGTTTAAACTTGGCTAACTTGTTAATCAGTTGGAACGATGCAGCAAACGAAAACTGGCTAGAGCAGTTTACTTCAATAGTTAACGCATCTCTTGTGAGCAGCCAAGTAGTTGGTAAGCCCGGCGCTACTAAAACAGTCAATGGCATTTTAACTGATGAATACGGTATTAGCATTGTACCAGGCGTTTTACCAGTGTACAAGTTTAACTCGTCAATTGACGGAATGAATATGCCGTTTGAAGCAGTTAGTGCAACTAGCTATAATCAAAGTTATATCTACGAAAAAGATCCTAAGCCAACTGGCGTGTTTAACATTCTTTCTCGTAACGATAATCAAGGCAATGGCTCTATCAATACTGGCTTCTTTGTGTACTTTAAACAAGGCGAACTAAAGTCGTTAGACTTTTCTTTAACTGATAGCTTGCCTAACCGTGTTGCAAACATTAACTTTGACAATATTAACGATACTGACGTTTGGTTATACGCATTGACTTCATCGGGTATACCTGGTACTAAGTGGACTCCAGTACCTGCGGTGGGTGGATTAAACGTAGTATTCAATCAAGAAAGCCAACGTAATCTATATCAAGTGTCAACCCGTGCGAACGATCAAGTTGACCTTGTGTTTGGTGATGGTGCGTTTGCTAACATTCCACAAGGCGCATTCAGATTATTCTATCGCCAAAGCAATGGCTTGAACTACAAGATTACCCCAGACGAAATGCAATCAATTTCGTTGAGCATTAGTTACGTAAGTCGTACAAACCGTGTTGAGACATTAACTATCTCTGCTAGTTTGAACTATACTGTTACTAACAGTTCTGCTAAAGAATCTATTAACGATATCCGTACAAAAGCACCTCAGCAGTATTATACACAAAACCGTATGATTACTGGGGAAGACTATAACACCTTACCATACACTAGCTTCAACAACATTCTAAAAGTTAAAGCAGTAAACCGTGCTAGCTCGGGCATTAGCCGCTACCTAGACGTGGTTGATAGCAGCGGAAAGTATTCTAGTACCAACGTGTTTGCACAAGACGGGATGGTATATAAGAACTATCAAAATACCACAACTCCGTTTACCTATTCAACTATCAATGACGTAAACAAAACAATCTTTAACATCGCTAAACCGATGATTGCAACTAAAGAAGCGGTCCATCTGTATTACAATACCGCAGCAAAGTTTGTTCCGTCAACTACTGCAAACTGGACTAAGGTGTCTATCGCTAACGGTACGACAACCGGTTACTTTAATGCAGGCACAAATATCGGTATTGGCGCAACTGGTAACTACCAGTATATTACAATGGGTGCATTGATCAAGTTTGTTCCACCAACTGGATACTACTTTGACAAGAATAATCAATTGCAAGCAGGTAGTCCGGCTCTAAGTACGGATAAAACTTATATCTATGCAGCAGTAAATTCAACATCGTCGCCAACAATGGTGGTGAGTCAAATTGTACCAACTAATGCAGTAATTGATTCAATTACTCCAGTCTTCATGAACGACTGGACAACTACATTAATCTCTAATATTGCAAGCCAGATTCTAGCCAATAAGAACTTTGGGGTAAGCTACTCTGTATTAACCCCGGGTGCTCAGCCAACCTGGAATATTGTACCTAACACCAATTTGAGTTTAGCTGATTATAGCTTGGCATCTGCCGGCACAGCATCCGACTCTAGCTGGTATTTGGCATTCACATACAACAATGGGCAATACACTATTACTCAACGTAATTTGTATTACTATGTACAAAGCGTTTTAGAAACTCGTTTCTACTTTGATCCTAAGGTTAAAACTTACGATAGTAACACTGGGTTGATTTTAAAAGATCATATCAAAGTCTTAAAGACCAACAGCATGCCTGACACAGCAGCACCATTGGGCACTGACCAAACTTGGTATGTGTACAACAGCATCGTGCAAGCAGATGGTTATCAAGACACTAAGAAAGTATTGATTACTTTCCCTGACACAAATAATGACGGAATTCCTGATGATCCTACATTGTTTGACACGTTAGTGGCACCAACAGTTAATGCCGCTACTAAATTTGTATACTTTAAACAAGTAGTTGGATATAACAGCTTCATTGACTACACCGTTGTAGACTCTGGGGCAATCGTTGCTACGTATGGCACAAAGAATTCAATCTCATTGAACGCAAGTTTATATAATGAAACACAGATTTTCTACGCATTCACTGAGAATAAATTCTACGTGTTAACTAACGGTAACTTGATTGAAAATACTGAGTATATCGCTAGAGTCGGTCGCCAGGATTTGTATTTCCAATATCGTCACAACAGCCCGAACAACCGTCGTATTGACCCAAGTCCAAACAACATCATGGATTTGTACTTGCTAACTAAGTCGTACAATACATTGTATACTGCTTGGATTCGTGACAGCAGTAATAAGATTGTACAACCAGTTGCTCCTACTACTGAAGAGTTGCGTGTTGATTTTGGTTCGTTAGAAAACTTAAAAGCAATGAGCGATACTATCATTTATAACTCAGCAAAGTTTAAGCCAGTGTTTGGTCCTAAGGCAAACTCATCATTGCAAGCTATGTTTAAGATTGTTAAGAACCCTAACATCACAGTAAGCGATAACGACATTAAGAGTCAAGTAATTTCTGCAATCAACGCATACTTTGATATCAACAACTGGGACTTTGGTGAAACATTCTACTTCTCGGAGTTGAGTGCATACCTACATAACAAACTAACTCCTAACGTGAGCAGTATTATTATTGTACCAAGTTCGGGACAGGGGCAATTTGGTGGGTTGTATCAAATCAACGCAGAACCAAATGAGATTATTACTAGTGCAGCTACAGTTGATAACGTACAAATTATCAGCGCAATCACCGCATCACAATTGAACCAGACTGCATCTGGGTTAAATATTGTATAAGACATAAACTGAGATAATAATGGCAGCTACAAAAACAATTAACTTTTTACCTGAGATTTTTCAAACTGAGACAAACAAGAAATTTCTTAACGCGACCTTAGACCAATTAATTAGTGAACCTAATTTTAAAAAGGTTAACGGTTACATTGGTAGAAAGTTTGCCCCGACGTTTAAAACTACAGATAGCTATATCTCAGAGATTGATAGTTCTCGTCAGAACTACCAGCTTGAACCAAGTACAGTTATCGTAGACCCAGAAACTGACTCGGTTAATTTCTATAGCAGCTACGTTGACTTAATTAACAAGATTAAATTCTACGGCGGCAATGTAGACAACCACAGTCGTTTGTTTTCTAACGAAGTGTATAGCTTCGACGGTAAATTTGACTTTGACAAATTCATTAATTTCTCCCAGTATTACTGGATTGAGAACGGCCCAGATGCCGTAACAGTTAGTGCTAGCGGAGTACCAACTGAATATACTTGGGATGTCAATATTGATGCAACAACCGGAGCCTACACTTTCTCAAGCAAGGCAGGCGCAGAGAGCAATCCTAACATTACTCTAGCACACGGCGGCAAATACAACTTCAAC